GTCGTCTTCGAGCCAGACTCGGCAGCTGCCGAATTGCTTCTCGATTGATGGCACGATTTCGCCGTCGACTATGATGCCGTGGTCAGCTTGCGCCTTGACGCTGTACTTTTCGGTCTGCTCGTCCGGGTTTTTGTTGAGGTCGGCGATGCGGTAGAGCTCGCCGTCGTAGCCCATGACGTAGAGATTTGCCAGGTCGCGAACTTCGCCCGACTCCATCACTTGTCCACTATTGGCCAGGATGTTGCGGTAGCGTCGCTTCTCGGGCGCGCTCTTTGCGTCGGCCACGAATTGTGCGTTGATGGTTGTGGTCTTCATGCCTTGTTTGTATTGGCCGAACGGCACGACCATAAAAAAAGAGCCGCGTGGGCTCTTTTTTGTCATTTAAGCGGCGATGCCGATGCTCATCCAGCGGAAGAATGCCGAAACGTTGCCGGAGCCGTTTAGTGCGCGGCCGATTGAGCAGCTGAAGCCCGTTGTTGAGCTCGAGCTGACGACGTTGTACTCGGCGCAGACGCCGCCGATGTCTTCGGATTGGATGAAGACGTTCGGGTTGTACTTGTAAGTCTTGTCGAACGTGACGCTCTTGGCACTTTCTGTCGGCGTGTTGTTGTTGATCGTGACGGATTCGCGGCCCCATTGGATGAGAAGCGGGCCGATCGTGATGTTGCCGGTGTATGCCGAGCCGGATTGCGCGACGGTCGTCCAGTCGATTTTGGCGTTGGTGACGCTTGTCGCTGCGAGCTTGGCCGTTGTGATTGCGCCGTCTGCGATGTTGGCCGTGTTAATGGTTGGAAGATTTGCGCCGTCGGTCGTGGCCTTTGCGCCTTGTGTGATGACGCCCGCGCCGATGGTCGAGACGTTGGTGCCCACGCGGATCGTGGCGAGTATGACGTAGTATGCCGTGCCGCCTGTTGCGCCGTCGGTTGTGATTGCCGAGCGGATTTGCGCATCTGATGGTTGGACCGGGTTGGCGGCGACCGTTCCCTTGACGGCGATGATGCCGCAGGCGGTCGGGTTGTCCGTTGTGCTTCCATCGCCCGTGCTTGGATTGTCGACGTAAGCGACGATCGCGTCGATGCGGTTGTTGGTGCTTGGCGCCGCGTCTAGCGTGACGTCTACGCCCGCGCCCGAGCGGTTGTTGATTGTCAGCTTATTGTCGGCGTTGTCTTCTGCGAGTGCGACGTCTCGGACGGTTGCGCTTCCGCCGAGCGTGACGGTCATGCCTGTTTTCGGCGCGCATGCCCAGCCGCTGATGATGCCGGCCGTGTAGGCGGCCGTGATGTCGTTGAGGGCGTTCGGGGACGTCCTGCCGTCGAATGCGCCGTTCGTGCCGATTGCGTTGTTAGGGTTTGTCATTGTTTGTCACCTCCTGTTAGGTAGTCGTTGAAGTTTGCGACGCGGATGTGGATGTCTTGCTGTCCACAGCGCTTGCAGTTGATGTGAGCGTCGAGACTCTGCTCGGTGTCGCCGATTACTCGGCCACAGCTCGGACAGTTGATTTTCATTTTTTGCCTCCTGGCTTTATTTCGACGAGATAAGTGCATCGGCAGTTTGGATGCGCCTGCGGGATTGTGCCCTGGTCGTTCCACTCGTTGTGGTCGAAGTATATCGGCGCGCCCGTGTCGAATTCGTGGCCGTTTGCGAGCACGGTGCCTGGTTCGACGTAGAGGTAGTCCGTGAATGCTTTGCCGACCGGGACTTTTTGGCCGTCCATGGCTGCGCAGACGTCGCAGGTCTTGCGGTCGCCCTGGCAGTGCCAGACGATGCTCATATTAAGGTCGAAGCGCTCGTTGATTGAGGCGTCGTTGTCGAGTGCTGCGCTCTTGAATGCGTAGACGGTCTCGGTGCGCGCGATCATGCGGGCCCTGTATTCTGGGATGATTTGCTGGAGCCGTTCCTTGATTTCGGATGCCGTGAGTCCTCTCGTGTTGTTGAGCACGCTGCGCATCTGCTCGCGGACGTCGGCGTCGTAGTTGCGGACGATTTCGGCCGTACGCTGTTTGATGCGGTCCTGGAGCGCGCTGCTGAGCTTGTAGCCCTCGGTCGCGGCTTCCGTGAGTGCCTTTTTGATGTCTTCGTCTTGGACGAGCTCGATGATTTGCCTATAAGCCGAATTGCCGCCTTTTTGTGCTTCTTTTTCGAGCAGTTCGATCATGCGGTCGGTGATTTCCTCCGGCGTTACGCTCGGGTCTTCGTCGATGATTGCGTTGGCCAGGTCGATGAGCAGGTCGTAGACTTTTTGCTCGTTCGGCGTGAGCTCGATGGCGTCATTGTGGCACTGGCAAGCATGGGAGGCGGGGTGGAGTGAGTCTCCCTTAAAAGTAGATGTATTGATGCCTGCGAGAGTGGCTTCCGTGTTTGTTTGGTTGCCTGCCAGTGCCGTGATGTAAAGTCCCGCCGCGACCTTGTTCCAGGCCTCTGGCAGTTCGAGCGCTTGGACCGCTGATGTCGGGTCCGAGCCGTTCGCGATTAAGCCGATGAGTGTCTCTGCATTGATTTTGTTGGTCTCTGCGCGAACCTGTGCGCGTTCCGTGAGTTCCGGGATTTCTATCTCGAACTGGATGCCGTAGCCCAGGCCGCCGGTGATGCGGTCGAGCTCGAACTGGAACTGGCTCCAGAAGGTGACGAGCGCCGGGTAGACGCGGTTGCGGATGAATTGCTGCTGACTTAGCTCGGCGTTGCTGTATTTGGCGGAGCTGTCGTCGCCGAGGATGAAGTTCGAGACGCCGACGGCCTTGTTTAGTCTGTCGTTGATGATGTCGACGATTTCCTTGATGGCCATCGTGTTGTTTGGCGCCTGGATTGTCTTGACCTCGACTTGATCCATGGTTGCGCCAGACTCTGGAAGCATTTGTCGCCACGCGTAGACGGTCTTGTTGTGGTTCTTTGCGCCTTTGAGCTTGCTCTCGAGCTCGTAGCGTGTCTGCTCGTATTTCTCGCGCGTTGATGCCGTGATGAACGTGATCGTGGCCGGGATTGCGCCATTCTCGAAGTAGGCGCGCTGGTATTGCGCGACGATGTCGTCGGTCTGCGCCCAGACTCGTGCTGCGGTTGCCGGCGAAACGCCCTTGAACGGATCGTCTGGGCTGCGGCTGAAGCGGAGCGTCATGACCTCGCTCTTGTCGATGATGTCGTGGGTGCCGTCCTGCTTGACGATGTCCCAGACGAACTCGTAGCCGTTCCAGGTATAAGCGGCGCTTGGGATGATTGTGTAGCCGATGACGTTCTGGCGCTTCTCGTCGAAGTGGACGCGGATGAAGAGCTGGTCTTTAGTGAGCCATGTCGCGAACATTAAGTCGGCGAATTCTGCCCAGCCCATCTCGCTGTTCGGGTAGTCGAGGAGCGCGAGTTCTGGCGCTTTCGCCTGGTTCTTGATCTTCTCGCCTCGTTCGTTGACGGCGAACGGTCGCACGATCTTGAGCTCGTTGATGAGCGGGCGGACCTGCGCGAATAGGTTCTCGTAGTCGCTGCAGATTGGGCTTAAAAAGAAGCCCTGACGGATTTCTTGCGCGACCTTTTCAGCGCCGGCGCGTCGATTTTCTTGGCGTCGTGAGCGCCTCGCGTTCTGGATGTCATTCAGCCAGCCCATCGTCTGCCTCCTTTTTCTTTGTCTTGCGTTGTTTCTTTGGTTTTTCGATGAAGTCGTCGATCGTGGCGCGGAAGATGAGCCCGTTCGTGAAGAATGGGAGCCTCTCGATGCCCGCCAGGACCGCCTCTTTGCAGAGGTGCGAGCCCTCCGGTGTCGCGAAGCTGATCTTCTCGACCTGGATGCCGGCCGTGTTCGCCTTGGCGAGCTGCTTCTCGCCCCAGACTTTGCGCGAGCCACAGAGCGGACAGTCCTGGTAGACTAGCTTGATTTTATTTGCCATTCTTTTGCTCCTGCTTGGCCTTGTCGAGCGCTTCGGCCATCATCTCGTCCATGGCCTTGTTGTACGCGTCGAGTGCTGCCTGGCCACCGCGTAAGTAAAGCGCGAGGATTTGGCGGTCGGTCTCGCCGATTTGGTTTTCTAGGAAGTCGGCGACGAATTCCTCGTCGTCCGGGAAGCACGAAGCGATCACCTGGTTGGCCTTGGTGATTTCTGCCTGCGTGCCGAATTTGAGCGTCGCGAGTCGGAGGCGCTTGTCCGCGTCGATGCGTGGCGTGCAGCTGCGTGTTCCGAATTCGACCGGCTCGATGCCTGCGAATTTGAGGGCCATGTTTTGCTCCTGTTTATGCCGTCTGTATATCGGCCGAACGGCACGAATAAAAAACGGCCACTCTCGCATGGTGGCCGTTTGTGCTCTGGGCGATTATAGATGCCAGAAGTGGTTTTTGCTGACCGTCCAGTAGATTGGCAGGATGAAGCATGTCAGCGGTCCGATGATGAGCCAGCCGATGATTGCGCTGTGGCCCTTTTGTGCGCGGACGTAGCTCGCGCCGTCTTTGCCGTTGAGTTGCTGTGTTTGTGCCATTTGTGATCTCCTTTTTATGACTCCATTATATCGCGCCCGTGCTTAAAAGTCGAAGCGCGGCTTGCTGAGGTCGTCGATGGCGTAGCGGAGCGCGTCCATTAAGTGATCATTCCCATCGTTCGGCTCGTTTAGGACTTGCCCCTGGCGTGTTTTGCGCCAGCCGTAGCTTAAGTACTCGCGCTCGAGGTCTTTGCCGTCGTAGATGATTTGGCGCTGCTGGACGCGGTCGATGCCGCGCAGGACGCTTCCGGCGTTCTTGTCGGCTCCGACGATGCGGAAGCCTGCGCCGCGGATCGTGCTGATGATTTCCGGACGTGCCGCATCTGCGACGATGAGCACGGTCGGGTCGATGTTTAGAGCCTGGAGCTTGGCGACGTATTGGTCGCCGTTCAGCTCGCTCTCGTAGAGGACTTGCTCGATTTGAAGCGCTCCGTCTTCGCGCTCGTAGATGGCCACCATCGCTGTCGGGTCGTTGAAGCCGAAGTCCAGGCCGTAGCGGATGAGCTTCTTGGCAGCCTTGTCGTCTTCGGCCGTGACCTTGCGCCAGCCTTGGTAGATGTTGTCCTCGAGCGTGCCGATTTGGCCCTCGCCGTAGACGGTCCACCAATTGCTCGGCGCTTCGTCCTTTTTCGGCTTGCGGCTCTCGATGTATTTCCGGATCTTCGGCGCGAGTGCTTCGTTGTCCTTGTATGTGAGGATGATGAAGTCGACGTCGTCCTTTTTCTTGGCCAGGAGCTCCGTGTGGGCCCAGAATTCTGCGGTCGGGTTGTAGTCGATGACGACCTTTTCGCTCGTACGCGCTGCGAGCTGGTCGAAGGTCTCCCAGTCCATGTCGTTGGCCTCGTTGACGAATAGGCCGTCGCGCGCTGGGCCGTGTGCATCCATTTTGTCGACGCTGATGAACTCGAGGATTGTCTCGTTGGCGAACGTGTAAGTCTTCGCGCCGCCGTTCCATCGTTCCGGCTCCCAGATGCCCGCGTTTTTCATGATGGTCTGGAAGTCGCGGATTGCGCCCTTGGCGAGATGCGGGTAGCTCATGCCGGCGACGCTCCAGACTTTGTTGGCGTACGTCTGGCACCAGCTGACGATGAGCATGATCAGCGAATAAGATTTCGCGGCCCGCATCCCGCCTTGGACGACGAGGTAGGTTTTGTCGTCGACGAATAGCGGTTTGAGCCGTTTGAGCCCGGTCGTCAGATAGTTAGCCATGACCATGACCTCCCGCGGATGATGTCCTTGATGCGCGTGTAGTTCTTGGTGTTTGGCGGCAGTTCCATTTTAGCGCTCCCAGATTGACGGCTTGAAGAAGCTCGCCCGGATGTATTGGCCCACCTTGCCGTCTCGGAATGCCTTGTCCTCCGTGCTGATGATGTCAGCGCCCTCGTAGCGATCGGTCGACCAGTTTGTGATCTTGATGTCCTTGACGGCCTGCGTTTCGCCCGTGGTCAGATTGCCGTATAAGTTGCGAAACATTGGCTCGCACGGGAAGCGGCGGATGATTTGGAGTGCCTTGTCCTTGTTGATGAGCATCGGGCGGTGGACGGCGTAGTTCAGTGGCTTGATGATGCCGGCGTCTCGGAGTGTCTTCCCGCAGTGGCGGAGCATGAGTGTGTATTTGCTCATTGTCATGAAGTGACGGTTCTCGATTTCGGCGATGTGATGCCAGAGCGTGTTGTCGGCTTCTCGGCCGTTGCTTTTGTATGGCTTCATGATGAAGAAGTCGTCATTAAACAGCCAGAAGTCGTCGCTGACGCCTGGATTTTTGCAGGCCGCGATTAAGTTCTGGCGCGTGTTGGCCCATTTTGTTGGCTCGGTTTGCTCGATGCGGATGTGGACGTCCGGTTCGATGTCTTCCGGGCATCCGCCGACGAAGATTATTCGACCGTGTGGGAAGTTTTTCGCGACCGATCGCAGCGAATAGCGCAGCTCCTCGTTCGGTCCGTCCTTGAGTAAATAAACGATGTCGTGGTTCATTGTGTGCCTCCTGCGAATTTTGCTAAGTATGTCTGGCTCTGCCAGTGCTCTCCGATGAGCTTGCAGATGTCTCTTGCGATTTCTGGCTTGTCCTGGTGGCGCATTAGTGCGTCTATAAGCGCTTTATTTTGCGCCAGGAGCCCGTTTTGGTCTTTTGTGTGACTTAGGCTCTGCTTATTGTCGAAGTAGCGTTTGAGCGCGATGAAGCGGTCGTCGTGGACGATTTCGTTGTGCTTGGCGAGCACGTCGATGTTGAAGACCTCGTCTTCGCCGAATTGAAGCCCCTCGACGAAGCGGACGTCCTTGATGAGCTCGGCTCTATAAAGTTTGTTCCAGACGAAGCACCAGGCGCGGTTGCTCGTGCCGAACTTGTAGCGGCTGCGGCTGACCGTGTACTTTTTCACCGTCTTGTTCAGTTCGACGTAGTGGCGCAGATGGTCGAGCTCGATGATTTGCGCGCCTGGGTTGGCTTTGATGGCGTTCTGGATTGTGATCGTGGCATCTGGGAGCCAGGTGTCGTCTGCGTCCAGGAACGTGATCCAGTCGGCTCCGCCTGTGAGTGCCAATTTGATGCCGGTGTTGCGAGCGCCGGAAACTCCGGGCGTCCTGATGTTATAGCGCGCTCTGAAGCGCCGGTCGTGCTCGTATGAGCAGGCGATCCTGAAGTCTTCGCCTGGCCCGCCGTTGTCGTCGAGCGTGATGAATTCGAAGTCGTAGCCCTCGACGGTCGGCTGTTTTATCAGACTGGCGAGGCAGCGCTCGAACCTGGCGCCGCCGTTCTTGTGTGGGATGATGACCGCGATTTTCATTTCTTGCCCTCCTTTTCCGTGAGGTCGATGAGCGGCTTCGGCTGGACCGGTTCGACCTCGACCCTTGTGCTGTATTGTCCGCGCATCTCTGCGAGTAGTTTCATCGCTGCCGGGTCGCCGCTCTGCGCTTTGCGCACGAGCCCGAAGAAGGCCGCGTCGTCGTTGGTGATTGGATCCTTGAAGCCCGCCGCATGGAGTGCGGCGAGCATTTTCGGGTCTTTGACCTCCATTGTCGCGACCATCTCGGCGATCTCTCGCATGGTGCGCTTCTTGGCACGAGCAACGCCTGACGCCTTGCCGCCGAGTTTGCCAATCTCTCGTGCTTCTTCCGTGCTTAGTTTGCGCAAGTTTTGCTCGTTTGCCATCTGTTGTTCTCTCCTTAGATTAAGCCCCATTCAGCGAGCTTCTCGAAGCCGCCGAGGTCGTTGATATAACTGCGCGCCATCTCGACCACGTCCTTATAGCTGAACGTTGTCTCGTCGCCATCTGCGCGCTTGAATGTGATTTCCTTGTCGCCGATTGCGCAGAGTGCGTTGATTTCCATTCCGCTCGCTTGTGCCAGGATGTGGCAGGCGATGTTCACGCTCACGTCCGCCTTGCTGAGGTCTTTGCCATGTAAGCCACCACCTGTGACTGCTCTGCCCATGTCTGATCCGAGCTTGCGGTTTGTTGCGCCCGTGTCAACGTTCGTGCCGCCCGTCCATGGCCCGAGTGGGTTCACGATGAACCTGTCGAGCGCTGATGCGTCGATGCGGCTTTTCCTGAACTCTTGCTCGAATTCTTTTTCGCCAATGTTGCTCTGGCAAGCGATGAATGTGCCGGCCATTTCGTCGTAGATGTATTTGCCGTCGGTTGGGTTTGTCGCGTAAAGCTCGCGAACTGTTTCGCTGAGCGTTTTTTCTTCTGAGTTTGTCGGGACGCCCTTGAAGATGCCATTGTCGCCGCAGCGAATTTCTTGCGCTTGGTTTTCGGCCAAGTGCTCGTCCTGTGGCACGATTTTCGTGTCGCATTCAATTCCGACTCCGCAGATGCGCTCGATTATTTCGTCAACCTGAAACGGCCAGATGTCTGCGTTCGTTTCGATGGTCGTGTGGCATTTGCCGTGGCCGATTAGCACCTCGACCGCGATCTTCGGGTTCTTGGTCTTTCTATAGGCCAGGTCCACGATCGCGCCGGCGATGCGGTCTGCGATTTTGTCCGGATGTGATGGGTTTACTTTTTCGAAGCTCATGCCTCTCCTTTCCATGTGATTCCTTTGATGATGTTCTCGAGCACGTTTACGACGATGCTGTTGCCTGCTTGTTTATAAAGCTGCGTGTTGCTGGTTCCGATGGCTTGCGCTTTGTCGAAGTCTGTGTCGTCGAAGCCCATCAAGCGCCAGCACTCTCTTGGTGTGAGTTTGCGAATTCTGAAGCCGTCGAGTGTTCCTTGGCTGTCGCTGGTCGGGATTGTCTTCGCGACTCCATGTCCGACTCGGCCACGCGGCGTGGCCGACTGTGGGTAGGCTAGGTCGATTCCGTCGCCGTCCTGCGCGAAGTCGTAGCCTTTGCTGTTGGCCGTCTTAATTGGTATGATCGGCACGTTTCCGCCGCCTGTGCCCATGCTTGCCGTCAGCGTTTGCGTTTCTTTGTCTAGGTCCATGAGTTTACCTCTGCTTCCGAAGTTTCTTTCGTAAGATGAGCGGTATTTTCTCTCGAGAATTTTCGGCTCCGTGTTCCCGCCTTGGCAGGTGCTGATGGTTGGGCTTGGGCCGTCGGTTCCGTAGACGCGCTTGCAGTAGTCGTGGCCGCTGATTGCCTCGCATCTGCCAACGACTCCTTGATGAAGTTGTCGGTCTGCCTGCTGCCTGCTTTTGTCGTCACGCTGTGCATCGCTCTCTCTCTCTCTCTCTCTCGAATGGCTCGAATTTGAAGCCGCTGCCTTTTTCTTGGGCTCGAGCTGTTTGGGCACGGAAGCTTGCGACCTGTTCGTCCGTCAAATAATAGCGATCGTCCACTTTGTCCTCCAGGATGTCCCTGAGCTTTTTCTCGAGTGAAAATGGTCGTGGCCAATCAAAGATCTTGATGAATTTTCGGTCGTCCGGGTTGGCCTTGATGCTGATCGTGTAGACTCTCTCTCTGTTCTGCGGGATTCCGAAGTCTTTCGCGTTCAGGACGGCGAATGTGGAGTCGTAGCCCATCTCGGCCATGCGGTCGAGGTAGGCTTGATGGTTGTGGCGGTGCTTCTTGCCGATTAGGTTCTTGACGTTCTCCCAGATGACTATCTCTGGCTGGGTCTTCTCGATAATTCGGAGCGATTCGTAAAGCAGGCTTGATCTGGTTCCGCTCCCCTCGTCGCCGCCTGCCTGTTTCCCTGCGAGGCTGAAGTCCTGGCATGGGCTCCCGTGCATGATTACGTCGACCTTGACGTTCTTGTTCCATTTGGTGATGTCTTGCGGCTCGAAGTTTGTTCCGTGGATGGCGTTGAAGCTCTTGATTGCATATTTGTCGATCTCGACCGCGTCGACGATTTCGTGAGAGATGCCTTGGCGCGTCAGCGCCTTGCTGAATGCGCCAATCCCCGCAAATAATTCGAGGACTTTGAGTTCTCTCATTCTGCCTCCTTGATTTTTTGTGCTTTTTCGCCGGTGAATTTCTCCCAGCGTTCGATGATGACGTCAGCGTAGTGCGGATCGAGCTCCATCATGTAGCAGCTGCGGCCGAGCTGTTCGCATGCGATCATGGTCGTTCCGCTCCCGCCAAAGATGTCCAGGACTCTCTCTCTCTCTCTCGAGCTGTTGCCGACCAGGCGTGATATGAGCTTGACCGGCTTCATGGTCGGGTGTTCTTCGCTCCGGAGTGGTTTGTCTTCGCGAATGACGGTCTGCGGCAGGACGTTCCTGTATTGAAGCACTAGCTCCTCGAGCTCGCGCTTGCTGAGCTCCTCGAGCTCGCGCTGATCGTCGATTACTGTCGAATTTGTGCGAACGTCGACGAAGTAGTGCGCGGCTCCTGGTTTCCATCCATAAAGGCACGGCTCATGTTGCCATTGGTAGTCCTGACGGCCGAGCGTGAATGTGTTCTTGACCCAGATTATGACCTCTCGAAGCGCCCAATCGACGGCCTCGATGGCTGACCTGAACGGTAACCCGTTCAGGTCAGCGTGGAAGATGTACCATGCGGCGCCTGGTTTCATGACCTGGTCTGCTGCCGTGAAGGCGTCCTCCAAAAACATTTGAAAGTGCGCATTGTCGTCGAATTTGTCGTTCATGATCTCGCGATCTTTGCCGCGTTGGTGGTGAACCGTTCCCTCTTGGCCGTAGGCGACATTATATGGCGGGTCCGTGATGAGCAGGTCAGCTGTTTCTCCGCCCATGAGCTGTGCGACCTGTTCCGGGTCGGTGCTGTCGCCCACCATGAGGCGATGGTCTCCGAGCTGATAGATTTCGCCGAGTTTGCTCTTGGCCGGTTCTTTTTCATTGACAGCTGGCGGATCGTCCTCGATGATTTCGATTTCGTTTTTGATGTCCGGGATGTCTACGCCCCAGTCGATGAGCTCCTCTGGGTTCCATTCATTGGCGAGTAGGTCAACGTCCCACTCGCCGTTGTTTACGTTGTCGCGGATGATGATCTCACGCTCGCGTTCTTCTGTGAGCCCGTGGAGCGTCACGGTTGGCACCTCGGCCATTTTGAGCGCCTTGGCGGCCTTGTAGCGCTGGTTGCCTGCTAGGATAACCAGCTCGCCTGTGCGGTCGCTTAGGATGAGCGGACGGGCCTCGAAGTAGTCGGCATTGTTCTGGATGCTGGTCTTGAGCTTCTCGAATTGGTCCTTTTTGATGGTGCGCGGGTTGCCTGGGAGCTCGTGGAGCTCGCTGAGTGGCCTGTATTCGATTTGTGTCTTGGGTTTCATTTCTTGCCGCCTTTCTTGTCGACGTACTTGTCGACCATGTGCGCGCAGAGCGTCAGTCCTGCCGTGACGATGATTAGCGTCCCGACGGCGATGATTATGCAGAGCGCGATGTTGCTGATGATTTCCGTCATGCTTCCTCCTTGATGCCGAAGTCCTCGGCCAATTGCTCGCAGATTGTGCTCGCGAGCTTGATGCTCTTGGTGCGCTGCCATTCGACGAGCGCGTTGTAGTAGTCCTTGAGCTTCATGTGCTCCCCTTTCCGCCGTCTTTCCGGCTGTCTGATTGTTGCGTGCTTTCGATTATTTTCTCGAGTATTTCTGCCGGGCTTCGCGTTGAGCCCTGGCTCGTGATTTCCCACCGTGCCGCGTGTCTGTAGATGTCGTGCATGGTGAGGTTTTTGTTGGCGCGCATCCGTTCGCGGAATTTGTGCCAGTTGTTCCATGTATTCAGCGGTGCGAACCAGCGGTGAAACGCGACGCTAATGGGCCCGCACTTGTTGAGCGCCCAGATTGTGTTGCGGTTCGCGATGACGACCGTGACGTCCTCGAATTCGCGGATGATGATGTCGCGCTGCTTATAGCGCCCCACTCGAACCTCCTTTTATTTGGTCGTTTCGACGATCGTGATGTCTGCGCCGGCCCGTTCTTTGTTGATGCCATTGTCCTTGACCGTGATCGCTTTGACGAATTTGCGGCAGTCGTCCGGGATGGCCCCGCTTCGAACCAGGGCGTCCATGATTGTGCTCGTCTGGTTGTCGAGGTCTCGGCGGATGCCGTCCGCTTGTGTGATTTCGATGCCGATTTCGTATTCTGCGCCGGCGCGCTCGGCTTCTAGGACGCGTCTGGCCTTGTCTTGCATGATTTTGCCGCGATGGTCTGCGTCTGCGCCTAATTGGCGCATAAACTCGGCGACCATTCGCATCTCGTTCTCTTGTGCTGCGTGGTCTGGTAGGACGGCGTTGCGCCCGCCAATTCTTGCGACGACGTGCCGGTTCTTTTTTGACAGGATTTTGCCGTCGTAGCGCAGCTTCGTGATCTTCTCCATTGTTGTGTGCTTTCGATTATGTTTTCTGGCGCCGCCGGGTCGATGGGGAGTGTAACGAGCCCATCGAGGTGCTTCCGGCGGTTTTCATCGTAGGTGCCGACGCGCGTAGTTGGCGGTTGTCGGCATGGTGCGCTGGCTGTAGCTTGGCTCGGAGTGCCGCTTTGGCTCATTTGACGGTCGGGGTCGCCATTTGGACATGGTGCTCGACTTCTCTCGCGAGGGGCGCGCCTATGTCTCGGTGTCCCTCCTATGTTGGGACGGGGCGCGTTTCCCTTGTGAGCGCACCAGCGCTGAAGTGTGCTAGGGGGCCGACTTGTTCCTTTCGGA